GCATGAGGCTCGGACGCTGCCCGGTGTGCCATGCGCATCTGCACCTGGACGCCCTGGTGCAGGATGAGGCGGGGCGCGAACTGCTCGGATTGTGTGCGACGTTGCCAGACGATTTGGGCCGTGCGCTGGTGGGCTATCTGACGTTGTGGCGACCCGCGCGCGGCGACCTGGACCATGCGCGGGCGCTGAAACTCGCGCGCGAGGTGCTGGCGCTTGACCAGGACCCGGCACGGCTGGCTGCGGCGCTCTCCGAGACGGTGGAGAGCCTGCGCGCCAAGGGCGAGGTGCGGCGGATGACGAATCACAACTATCTGCGCCGGGTGCTCGAAGGCACGCTCGCGGCAGGAAGCCTGGTGGCCGTCGAGCGGACAGCCGACCAAATGCGCCGGGGCAAGACCAGCGCCACGGTGGATGCGGTGATGCGGCTGGAGGCGATCAAGCGCGCGGCGCGCGATGAGGGGTCTGCATGAAGGGCGCGCCCGGCTGGCTGGTGGCCGAGGTGGCCGAAGGCTTGCAGCGCCTGCTGGTGCTGCGGCTCGAAGGCACGCCCCCGGCGGACGCCATCGACGGCGTGGTGCTGGCCTGGTGCGATGCGCTGCTGGTGCGCGGCGGCCACTGGGATGAGGCGCATGATGCGCCGCGCATCCGGCAAGCGTACCGGTCGCTGGCCGCGCATGCCACCCGCTGGCCTGCGCCAGCGAACCTGTGGGAACACCTGCCGAGTCGGCCGCAGCCCAAGTCGCTGCCGCCACCTGAGATGGATGAGAGCAAGAGGGCTGAAGTCAAGGCGATGCTGGCCGAGCTCGCCGCCAAGATGAGGATGCGGTGATGCTGCATGCAGCCAGACTTGAGAAAAGCCCACGCTTGCAGCGGGTGTTGGATGTGTTGATGACCGGGCGCGCCTTGAGCATGCTCGACATCGTGGTGGAAGCCGGCGTGTGCGCGGTCAACTCCTGCATTGCGGAGCTGCGCGCCAACGGATACGACATTCGCTGCTGGCGCGAGGGCGATGTGTGGCTGTACCGGCTGGAGGGTGAGCATGGCCCTGGCTGATACCCGGCTGCTCGAGAGCCTCGTGGGCCGCGATGCGCTCGAAGCGCTGATCCAGACCTGCGGCGGGCTGTCGGTGCCGATCCCCAAGCGCCTGCCGCTCTCCGGCCCGTTGTGCGACCTGCCGCAGCACGCACAAGAGGCGCTGGTGCGCTACGCCGGGGGAACCGAGATCTACATCCCCAAGTGCGACGGCGCTCGGCGCGAGGCGCTGTACCAGACCATCCGCGCCGAGTACGACGCGGGCGCGCGGGTGCAAGACCTTGCGCGCAAATACCGATTCACCGAGCGCTGGGTGTATGAAATCCTGGGCCGCCCCAGCCGCGAGGTGGCCCAAGAGAGCCTGTTCTGAGCGCTGGGTGAACGGTTTCGCGCTCGGCCAGCGGGCGCGAATGCGCCACGATGGCGGGCATGAAGCGCCTGCCCGCTGCTCTGATTGTGGTCTCCGCCGTCGCCGTCTCCGGAATTGCGGTGCGCGAGGGCTATCGCGCGCGCGCGTATGACGACGGCGTGGGCGTGCAGACCCTGGGCTTTGGCAGCACGCGCCACCCGGACGGAACGCCCGTCAAGCAGGGCGATACCGTCACCCCGCAGCGCGCGGTGGTGATGCTGGCGCGCGACGCCGACCGCATCTGGCGCGAGGCGGCCGCCTGCATCGGCGATGTGCCGCTGTATCAGTATGAGGCGGACGCCTATGCCAGCCTCGCCTACAACATCGGTTCGGGCGCGTTTTGTCGTTCGAGCATCGTGAAAAAGCTCAAGCAAACCCCGCCCGACTACGCGGGCGCGTGCCGCGAAATCCTGCGCTGGAACCGCGCGGGCGGTCGCCAACTGCCGGGGCTGGTCAAGCGGCGGCAGGCCGAATACCAGATGTGTAAGGGGGAAGCGACATGAATCCGCTGCCGCCTTTCTGGCCTTGGGCACTGGTGGCAATCGTCTCTGCGGCCACTGGCGCAACGCTGGGCTACGCATGGGAGCACCGCGCCCGCCAGGCCGAGGTGTCCGCCATCCGCGCCGACATTGCCCGCCGCGAATCCGAATCCGCCGAGGAATCCCGCCGCCGCATCGAGGCCGCCAGCCGCGCCGCCGATGCGGCGCTGGCCGAAAAAGACCGCCGCATGCTCGAACTCGATGCGACGAACCGGAGACTGCGCCATGACCTTCAAGCTACCACCACTGGCCGCCCTTGCCTGTCTGCTGACGCTCGCGGCCTGCTCCAGCAATCCCCCGCTTTCAGCCTCAAGCTGCCCACGACCACCGGCAGCGCTCTTGCAGCCCCTGCCGCCGTTGCTGCCGATTCCGGCCAGTTTGCCAGCGACTCCACGGACACCGACCTCGCCGGATGGATCCTCGACGCCGCAGCGCTCTACGAACAATGCCGCGCCCGCATCGACGCCATCCGCCAGTGGGACGACGAGGTGATCCGTGGAAGGTGACGTGATGCTTGCCGGGCTGAGTCTGCCCATGCTGCTCGCCGTCGGCGGCGCGGTGCTGGGCGGCGTGTTCGCCCTGCTGAAATGGTTCGCCGCGCGGCTGCTCGAAGACATCGACAAGCGCCTCTCGCGCATCGACGAGGTGGAGGCGCGGGTGGACAAGCTGCTGGCCGACCTTCCGCTGCACTACCAGCGCCGTGAGGACGCCATCCGCGAATTCACGGCCATCAACGCCAAGCTCGACCGGCTCTATGAGCTGCTCGCCCGGAGAAAAGACCATGACTGACCGCCGCATCGACGCCGCCATCGACACCGCCCGCGCCGAGCGCGAGACGCTGCGTTGGGTGATGCTCACCGCCCTGTGGCATGCGCGGCCCTACGGCACGAACGAATCCGTGCTGCTCACCTGCGCGCATGACATCCCGGTCTATGCCACGGCAGACCTGATCCGTCGTGAACTCGGCTGGCTGGAATCCCACGGCCTGGCGACGGTCGATCGCAAGGGGCCGGTGTGGGCGGCCATGCTCAGCGCCCACGGCGAAGATGTCTACGATTACCGGGCCGAGGTCCCGGCGGGGCTGGCGCGCCCGCCGCGCTGGTGAGGCGCACCATGGCACGCCGCCCCAAGATCACGCAGCTGCCGACCGAATTGCGGGCGCAGCTCGAAAAGCTCCTGGCCGACCAGACCCACGGCGGCTATGAAGCGCTCTCTGCCTGGCTGGCCGAACAGGGGCACCCCATCGGCAAGTCCAGCCTGCACCGCTACGACCAGCGCTTGCAGCGCAGCATGGCCGCCATCCGCGCCAGCACCGAGGCGGCCAAGATCATCGCCCAGGCCAGCCCGGACGAGGCGGACGAACACTCCGCCGCCGTCATCCGCCTGGTGCAGTCCGCCCTGTTCGACGCCATGCTCGCCGTGCGCGAGGCCGAAGACGCCGACCCGGCCGAGCAGGTCAAGCTCCTGACCCACGCCGCCAGAGCGGTTGCCGAAGCCAGCCGCGCGAGCATCGGGCAGAAGAAATGGGCCGAAGAGGTGCGCGCCAAGCTCGACGCCGTGGAACGCGCCGCTGCGAAGGAAGGCAAGACGCTGGATGCGGCGACGCTGGAGGCGATCAAGAGGGGGTTGTATGGCGGGTAGCCCCATCCTCTACCCCTACCAACGCCGCTACCTGGCCGACCCCGCCCGCTTCAAGGCGGGCATGTGGTCTCGGCAGACCGGCAAGACCTTCACCACTACGCTCGAAGCGGTGCTGGACGTGCTCGAAGCCGAGGCCGAGGGGCGGGTGAGCCGCTGGACGATTCTGTCGGTTTCCCGCGACCGGGCGCTGGATGCGATGGACAACGGGGTCAAGCTGCATCTGCGCGCCATCGGCGCGGCGTTCGAGGCGCTGGATGTGCCCTTCGAGGCGGAAGAGCTGGCCCACCTGGTGCGCATCGGTAGCCGTGGCAGCTACATCCGCGCGGTGGCATCGAAGCCCAGCACGGCGCGCGGCATGTCGGACAACCTCATCCTCGATGAATTCGCGCACCACCAGGATTCCCGCGCGATCTGGACGGCGCTGTTGCCCGTGGTGTCGCGGCCCGATCTGAAGCTGCGGGTGATCTCCACGCCGAACGGCAAGGGCAATAAGTTCTACGAGATCATGACGCAGCCCGACGGGCTGTTTTCGCGCCATGTGGTGACGATCTATGACGCGGTGGCCGACGGCCTGCCGCGCAACATCGAGGAACTGCGCCGGGCGATGGCCGACCCGATCGCCTGGGCGCAGGAGTTCGAGTGCCAGTTCGTCGATGAGGCCACCGCCTGGCTGCCTTTCGACCTGATAGACGGCTGCGAGGATGCGGACTGCCCAGGCGAGTACCAGGGCGGCCCCTGCTATGTGGGCATGGACTTCGCCGCGCGCGGCGACCTGACCGTGATCGCCGTGCTGGAAGAAGTGGGCGATGTGCTGTGGCTGCGCGAGTTGATCGAATTGCGCGCGACAAGCTTCGCCGCGCAGCTCGCCGAACTGGACCGGGTGATGCGCGACTACCGGGTGATTCGCGCTGCGCTCGACCAGACCGGCCTGGGCGAAATGCCGGTGCAGGAAGCGCAGCGCCGCCACGGTCAGTACCGGGTGGAGGGGGTGCTGTTCAGTCCGGCGAGGAAGCTCGACATGGCCACCGCGTTGAAAGAGCGCATGGAAGACCGCCGCATCCGCCTGCCGCTGGGCCATGCCGCCCTGCGCGCAGACCTGCACAGCGTGCAGCGGGTGGCCGGGCCGAACGGTAACCCGCGCCTGGTGGCCGAGCGGGAAAACGGCAGCCACGCCGACCGCTTCTGGGCGCTGGCGCTGGCGTGCTCGGCGGCTGCGCAGCCCAAGTTCGCCTATGGCTACGAGCCGGTGGGCGCTCGCAAGTGGTCGGGCCGGACTGACCCGTCGCTGGATGATGCGCCGATGGATAAGTGGAGCGCCTACTGATGGACACCCAAGCCCTTAAAACCGAACTCGCCGCCCCGGCGCTCACCGGCTTCCGCCAGGCGTGGGTGTGGCGGCCCCTGGCCAGCCTCACGCCCGCGCAGGTCGCGGAAATCCTGCGCAATGCCGCGATGGGCTACGGCCACGACTTCCTGATCGCCGCCGCCGACATCGAGGAAAAGGACCTGCACTACCGCGCTGTGCTGCAAACCCGCAAGCTCGCCGTGGCGGGCCTGCCGTGGGATGTGCAGCCCGCGGATGAGTCGCGCGCGGCGAAGAAGGCCGCCGATCTGGCGCGCCGGGTGCTCGAATCCATCGACCTGCCCGAGCTCATGGTGCAGCTGCTCGATGCCCTCTCCAAGGGCTACGCGGTGGCCGAGATCGTCTGGGCTACCGACGGCCCAACCTGGGTGCCCGCCGCCATCCTGCCGCGCGAGGCGCACTGGTTCCGCTTCGACCGCGAGACGGGGCGCGAGCTGCGCCTTTTTGACGGCACGGCGGACGGGGCGGAACTGCCGCCGTACAAGTTCCTGTGCCACACGCCCAAGGTCATGGCGGGAATCCCGATCATGGGCGGGCTGGCCCGCTCGGCGCTGTGGGCCTGGGTGTTCAAGAGCTACGCGCTGCGCGACTGGGCGGCCTTCGCCGAGCTCTACGGTCAGCCGATCCGCATCGGCAAGTATGAGCAGGGGGCCACGCGCGAGGACATTGCCGTCCTGAAGCGCGCGGTGTTCGAGCTCGGATCTGATGCTGGGGCGGTGATCCCGGCGGGCATGGCGCTGGAGATCGTCGAGAGCGCGGCCAAGAGCGCCTCGGCGGACCTGTACCAGCGGCTGATCGAGTACCTCGACCGCCAGGTGAGCAAGGCGGTGCTGGGACAGACCCTCACCACCGACCAGGGATCATCCGGCAGTCTGGCGCAGGCCCGGGTGCATGACGAGGTGCGCGCCGACCTGATGCGCTCGGACGCCCGCGCGCTCTCGGCCACGCTCACGCGCGACCTGATCGCGCCGCTCATCGCGCTCAATCTGCCCGATGCGCCCCTGCCGATTCTCTCGCTGATGGTCGAGGAGCCGGAGGACATGGCCGCGCTGGCCGATCAGCTTGCAAAGCTCGTTCCGCTGGGCATGCCGATCCCGCAGCGCTGGGTGCGGGAGAAGTGGGGCATCCCGGAGGCTGCGCCGGATGAGCCGGTGCTGGGCGCGCCTACCATGCCGCCCGCGTCGCCGGACACCACGCAGCAGACCGCGCAGCGTCGCATGCAATCCGCGCATGCCACCGCTGACGGGGCCGACCCGATCCCAATCGACCCCATGACCGACCGCATGGACACCGAGGCCGCGCCCGCATGGGTCGAGATCATGGACGGTATCAAGCGCATCGTGGATGAGGCGCAGAGCCTGGAAGGCTTACGCGATGCGCTGCTGGCGGCCTATGGCGACCTGCCCACCGGACAGCTTGCCGAGGTGATGGCGATGGGCTTTGCCGCCGCCGACCTCGCCGGGCGCTTTGATGTGCGGCAGGAGTCCGCACCCGCAGCGACCCCTGCCGCGCAGCAGGCGCAGCACATCCACTTGCACGCCACCTTGGCCCTGCCCGAGGGGCTGGCTGCGATGGCGGCGAGCGCGCCGCCGGTCATTGAAAACCACATCCACGTGCCCGAGGCCGCAGCGCCCGTGGTTCAGGTGGATGTGGCCGCGCCTTCCGTCACGGTCACGCCCCCCGCCGTTCAGGTGGATGTGGCCGCGCCCGCCGTCACCGTTCAGGCAGAAGTTCCGCCCGCTCAAGTGGTCGTGGCGCATCCAGACCGAGCAATCCAGACCGTCGAGCGCGATCCGAACACCCTCGAAGTCACACGCACCGTCACGACCTACGAAACCGACCAACCGAAGGAGTAAACAATGGCTATCCAATTCTCTGTCGCCGTCCGTAACGCCCGCCTCGACGCCATCGAGACCGCCATTGGCGCGTCTGCCATCCTGAAAATCCGCACAGGCGCAGCCCCTGCATCGTGTGCCACGGCAGATTCCGGCACCGTTCTCGCCACGATCAACTTGCCATCGGATTGGATGGCCGCCGCCGCATCCGGCAGCAAGAGCATGTCCGGCACGTGGCAGGACACCAGCGCCGATGCCTCCGGCACTGCTGGGCACTTTCGCATCTACGACTCGGCCGGAACGACCTGCCACCTGCAAGGCACGGTCACGGCATCCGGTGGTGGCGGCGACCTGCAAGTCGACAACGTGAACTTCGCCGTTGGTCAAAGCTTCACCGTCACGTCGTTCACCCTGACCGACGGCAACGCCTGATCGAGGGCCGATCATGGCAATCACCACGCTCGACCAACTGCTGGCTGGGATGCAGCCGCCCGCGTCAGTCGTCAAGGCGGCAACGCCTACGCTGGTCGCGGGCCGCCCGCACAGCCTTTTCTACCTCTCTGGCGCGCCTGGGGCGGCTGTTGCGCCAAGCCCTGGTCTTGCTGGCGCTTCGCTCACCAGCTATGGCGGCCAAATCCCATTCCCAGCCACAGTCGCCGGCAAGAACATCCATCTGGCGCGCTTCCAGGCCCAAGCCACCATCGCTGGCACGCTGATTCTGTGCGATCGGCTCTGGCACAACTCGGGCCTGAACCTGACCGTAACGACCGCGCAGACCATCAACTCCGTGGCATGGCCCGCGCGCGATGCCAACGGTGCCAGCAGCGGCAATCAGGTTCTAATCGGCCTCGAGGTCACGACGGCGACTGGCAGCGGCACGCCGGTATTCACCATGAGCTACACCAATCAGGCTGGCACGGCCGGACAGACCGGAACGGGCATTCTGACCGGCGTAGCATCGTCAGCCATCGGTGCGTTCTACCCGATGGGGCTGGCCGCTGGCGATACCGGCGTGCAATCGGTGCAGTCGTTCACGCTCTCGGCAACCTGGACATCCGGGGCCGCCTCGCTGGTTGCATACCGCG